GTAGCCCTGGGCTGCAGCCAGCGCGTCGGAGTAGTCGCGCAGCAGCTCGGCATCGGTGGCCATGGGTCTACGCCTCTTTCGTCACGCGGCGCAGCCAGTGCGCGCCGCGCGGGTTCGGATCGTGCAGCACGGCGAAGGGCGCGGTCTGGCCGTTGCGGCGCTTGATGATCTTGCCTTCGTCGGCGCTCGGATCCGGATTGTCGACCGTGTCGAAGGTGGCTTCTTGCGACTGGGCCAGCACTGCGACCAGGCGGCGCGGCAGCTTGATCGGCACGTCGCGCGGCAACCAGACCTTCTCGCCATTCAGGCCCACGGGCACGCGCGGCGATGCGTTCTTGTCGGTGCCCTTGTGCACCACGATCACCAGGCGCTCCTGCATGAAGGCTTCCATTTCGGCGGTGGTCTGGTACTCGCGTTCAGTCACCACTTGGATCGGGCGCGCGCCCAGGCGCAGCACTTCGTAGTCGATCGCGTTGGCGTAGGGGTTTGCCTCGGTGGCAAGGTGGTTCTCGACGAAGTCGACCGATTCAACTTCGGATGCTTTTCCGGTTCTGCCGCCCATGGTGTGTCCTTGTTGGGTGGTTGGGGAGTGGCGCGGACCCAGGATTGAGCCCGCGCCGGTACTGCTGCAGCGTCAGCTGCGGCCGATCAATACGCGACCGGTAGGCCGTAGTCGAGCACCACGTTCGCGTAGGTGTCGATCACGTCGGTTGCGCCCAGGTCGGTGGACCCAGGCGTGAACGTGGCCGCGTTGCGCGTTTCGACGACGATGGCTCCGATGCAGCACAGCGTCGAGGAAATCGGCCAGTCCCAAGCGCCGGTCTTGTAGCCGACGGCACGGGTTCCAGGCACGATCGTCGACTGGATCGTCGTGACGTTGCCGGACGAATCCAGCATCACGAAGAAGGCGCACATCTGCAGCACCGCCAAAGACGTGTGCCCTGCCGAGAATGGCAGGTTGGCAGTTGCCGCCTTCAGGTAGCCGCGGCCGGAGATGCTGTAGTTGCACGCAGCGTTCATCTCGAAACGGTTGGCGTTGACATCGTCTTCCGCCAAAGCGCCCGAAGTGACTGCGAAGTTGTCGCGCGAGGTAATCACGTTGGTTCTCCTATGTGATTGGGTTGTGGATGTGGATTACAGCGAGCTGACAGCGCACTCACCCACCGCCATCTGCAGCTCGTTGAGGCGAGTGCAGGTGAAGTAGGTTTGGCAGCCGATCAGGCCGCGCTGGCCCAGGATGTCGTCTTTCGTGACCTCGCTGGCCATGCGGGCGTTCACCTTCATGGCGTTCTTCCCGCGCAGCGCCACGTCGCCGAAGGCGCCTTGGCTCAGCACGATGAACGGGTACACGTCGACCAGTTCGGAGCCTGCCGAGTTGGGCACGCCATTCGCGAGTCGGGTGTTGGCCGTCGTGGTGCCGCCTGCCAGCAGGTAGGCGGTCAGGTGCGGGCTGGTGATGAACCGGAAGTTCTCCCAGCTGCCCAGCTCGTTCTCGTGGATCACTTGGCGCTGCCCGTACTCGCTCACGTGCACGAAGGTCGTGAGCTGCGCGCGGATGTCGGCTTCCATATCCGTCGAGCACACCACCACGTAGGCCGCCTCGATCGGCTGCGTGCCGATGTTCGGCGAAGCCGACAGGATGCTGGTGATCTTGCTGGCCAGGTTCAGGTGCAGCGAGCGCGCGATGTTGCGCAGCATGTTCGCACTGATGAGCGCGATGATGCTGGTGCGTGCGGACACGTTGCCGGCGCGGAAGACGTTGGTGCCAGCCTTGAGCTGACCCCAGCGCACCATCTCCAGCAGCAGGCCCATGCGCTCGCCGGCCATCGTGCGGATCTCGGCGGGGACATCGTCCTCGTAGAGATCTTCCACGCGGTTCGTCCAGCGATAGACGAAGCCGTATTCGACCAGCGTGGCAGTGATGTCCTGCGCGGTGACGGTGTCAGCGATCGGCGTTTCGCCTTCGCTCAGCTGGTGCGTGCCCGGATCGACCACCCAGGTGTTCGGGGTGTTGGTCGTTGCGCCCTTCGGCAGCCAGCGACGGAAGATCACGGTCTCGCTCGAATTCTTCGGCATCGGCTTCTTCACGCCGAATTTGCCGAAGACCTCGACGGGCATGACGTGCGCGAGCACATCGCCCTTCAGGCGGCCAATGCGTGCCGCTTGGGTGGTCATTGCTTGAGTAGCCATGGTGTAACTCCTTCAAGGATTGAATGGGGTTCAGGCGCGGCGCGGCAGCGCTACCTCGTTGAACCGGCCGACAAATGCCGCCTCTTCAGGGTCATCGACGGGCTGGCCGCGGCCTGGCGCTGGGCGTAGGCCCGTGTTGCGCACCACAGCTGCAGCCATGCGGTTGTTTCGGGGTTGCGCCGCCGGCGCTGGTGCGCCCGCGGATCTGGGTCTCGATGCGTCGAAAGCGTCGAATGCTTGAAGCATCACGCTGGCGCGGCTGGTGCCCATCACGTTGGCGCGGTAGTCGGCGGGCTGCGTAGCCAGCCAGAGCTGAAAGTCGGTGCTGCTCAGGTCGTTGGCCCAGGTCGGGCGAACGGAATCCAGAACGGCCTCGTTCTCATCTACTGGCGGTGCGCTGCCGGCCGGTGCTGCCGGGTCGGTGCGTTGGGCGCCTTGCGGCGCTGGTTCTTGCCTCGTGCGCTCGATGCGCTCGATCACGTCATCGAATGCCGCCGCTACTTCGGGCACTTCTGCCCTGAGTGCGTCGACTGATGGCAGGCTTCTGCGCGCCCCGCGTGGGCTCGGCGCCGGATCATCGCGGTGCGGTGCGGTGCGAGAACCCTCTGCGCTGGGCGTGCGTGACGACAGCTTATCGATCTGACTTTGAAGCGCCGGCACCATGCTCGCCATGCGTTTGGCTTGCAGTAGCTCCATCTCCAACTGCGGCACGCGCGCCAGGATCTCGCGGGCCTGTTGGGGCATGCCAGCGAAAGGATCCACGGGCGGCGCGCCGTCATCGGCCGGCTGGGCAGGTGCAGCGGCTTGCGCGGCTGCGGCTGCAGGTGCCGCGGCTGGTGCACCAGGCTGCGCCTCACCGGTGCCGGCGTCGGCTGCGGCAGCGGTGGCTGCAGCGGCTTCGTCGGCGGTCGGTTCGGGTTGCTTGGTGACAGCGGCAGCGGCCAGCTGGCCAGACGTTTCCCCAAAGGCCGCATCGAATGCGTCTTGCTCGGCCTGCTCTTCGGGCGTCAGTTGCTCACTGACGATGTCGAGCGGGTCGATCACTGAGGGGTCAAGCTGGGTGGCGTCGGGTTGGCTCATGGTTTCGGTCACTTCACAGGGGTGCCATTGCTGGCGGGATTGCTCGCGGGGGCATCAGGTGATGTCGTCGCGGGCTGCAAGCTGGGTCTGCTCAAGCAGGGCCAGCCAATCCTTCAGTTCAGCGATGCGGCCGCGGCGCTTGGCCGTGGCATCAGCATCGCTCGATGCGTCGTTTTCGATGCGTAGGGTGTTCAGGCGTAGGCGCATGTCGTGCATCAGGTGCTCGACCGGGCGCGACAGGACATCGGCGCGGGTGGCGGCGGCCAGCATCGGCGTGCTCATATGCCGCGGCCCTCGCCCTTCGTGCTTGCAAATGCGATCTCGGTGGCTTGTGCCTCACGCTTGGCGCGGATGTCCATTGACTTCGTCGCCAGCAGCACCTTCAGGTCGGCCAGCGAGATCTCCTTGTTGCCGGCGAACTCCATGGCCTGAATCTGGAACTCGATGTCGGCGATCTTCTCGGCCGACTCGCGATCGGCGGCGCCCTCGGTGGCGTCTTGCTGCAGCTCCTGCGCGCGCATGGCGTTGGCGGCCTCGCGGTCGTCGGCCTTGGCCTTCGCGTTGATCTGGGCGGCGGCGATGCGCGGATCGGGCGGCGCGCCCTGCTCGTCTTGCTGCTCTTGGATGGCCTGGCGCTCGGTCGCCGAATACTTGATGGCCTCGGGCGTGATGTGCGCACCGCGCAGCACCATGTCGAGCCACTTCTGCGGGTTCAGGCCGAAGCTCGGGTCTTTCACGATCGGCAGCAGTTGCGGCAGCATCTGCGTGGCCACGTCGCGGTAGATCAGCGCCGAAGATCCGCGCGCCCGGCACATGAGATCGCCCTTCACGTTGGCCGGCACGTCGGGGTCTTGCATCGCCCAGTCGTAGTAGCGACGCAGGTGCGGCCCGATCAAGTTGTCGTCGAAGAGCTTGGCGATCGCACGCAGCGGGCTGGTGGCGTTGGCCACAGCCATGGCCTGCCCGCCCATGGTGTCGGGCGACTGCGCGCCGACGACGCCCTGCAGCAGCATGGGCAAGTTGCTCAGCTCATCGGCCATGCGCATGAAGAATTCGATGATCGACTGCAGTTGCGCCTGCGCCGACTCGATCATCACTGACGCGAAGGCGTCTTTCACGTCCTTCACTTCTTCGCTGGCCTTCCAGTACCAGAGCTTGCGGCCGGTGATCTCCCACTTGCCGTTTGCCGGCTCGATGGCATCGCGGTCAAGCACCACCTGCGGGCCGGCGCTCATGCCGGCGTTTTCCATCATGGCGCGCACCGCAGCGTTCAGGCCGCGCTGGGCCACGCACAGGCTATGC